AGATGCTGTAATTACAGTTGCAATTCCACCCGGAATTACAATAACTGCAGCAGGTATTTCACCAACAGGACCTGTTTCGGTGTTTGGTTCAACAATATATTATGCTAAAGGATATGGAGTTATACAATAATGGAAGATTTATCAAAATATACACCAACAGAATTGTTAAAATTAATTAATGATGTTAAAATAAAACATGAGATATTAAGACAAGAAATTATTAATCATACTCTTGAAGTCGATGAACTTGAAAGAATAATTAATGAAAAATTAGAAATTTTAACCGAATTCGAAAAAAATTATGTTGTATTAATTGAAGAAATGAATAAGAAATAATGTCATTTGATAAACCCATATTACATAAAAGTAATCCATATAAACCTGTTGGACAAACAGATATTGTAACCAGAACAATATATTATGGTGAAGTAACTTCTATTGAAGACCCAACTGATGGTGGAAGAATAAAAACAAGAATTGCTGGATTAGATAATAGAACAGCAAATATTGACTTACCTTGGTGTTATCCATTAATGCCAAAATTTTTTCATGTTTATCCACAAGTTGGTGAAATGGTTAGAATTTTTATTGAAGATATTAAATATCCAGAAAGAAGCAGATTTTGGCTTGGTAGTATTATATCACAACCACATAAAATCGGATTTGATTCAACATATACCGCATTATCAACAACAAATATGACACTCATAGTACCAGAACCTGCACCAACAACATTTCCCGATGCAGATGGTATATATCCCTTAAAAACAGATGTGGCAATTATTGGTAAGGTAAATACTGATATTATTTTACGTATAAATGAAGTGCATATTAGAGCTGGTAAACATGAAAATGATAATGTTTTAAAATTAAATGTTAAAAATCCTGCAGAAATAAGTCTTATTTATGAACAAAAAAAAGAAAGTGATACATATTATACTAATACTATTATAACAAGTGATAAAATTGCTTTAATTTCACATTCGGGAATCCCACAATTTAAAGCAGTAAGATTAGAATCAAAAGACAGGGAAAGAATATTTAAAGAAGGTCATCCAGTTGCAAGGGGAGATGTTTTGGTTGAAGCATTAAATATTATTCGTAATGCATTAATTAATCATATTCATGGATATTTAAATCTTCCTGCAGATAAAAATGCAATTATTAATAATTTAGAAAAAATTAATTTTGAGTCAATTTTACAAAAAAACATTGTAACAAATTAATATTTATATATCTTTGTTATTAATGGATTCAAAATTATCAATACCCAGCGAATTATTTACAACATTTAATGATATTACGTTTTATGATGAACCACATAAATATTTTCTTAATAATAAAGAACTGATTTCAGTAACAACTTTAATACATAAATATCAAGAAGAATTTCAAGAAGATTATTGGTCAAACTATAAAAGTGAGCAATTTCATATTAGTCAGAAAGAGATTTTAAGGGCATGGAATTTCATTAACAAGAAAGGGATTATAAAAGGGTCAGCTATTCACGATTATGCCCAGAATCTCTTTGAAAATAAGAAATTTGAGTATCCGAGTGACATAATAGTTAAAGAATTTGGTTTTGACCCTGTAATTAATGAATATAATATTACAAAAAAACATGTTGATAAGTTTTATAATGATGTTCACGGTAAATTAATACCAATTCGAACAGAAATGATTGTTTATGATAAAGAATCATTAATTGGTGGAATGCTTGATATATTATTTTATAACATAAAAGCAAAGGAATTTCAGATTTGGGATAATAAAACCAACAAAGATTTTACATTTGAAATGAAAAGCAGACATTTACTTAATGAATTATATGTGTTAGAAGATTGTGATTTGGAATTATATTCATTACAACTTGGTTTATATAAATATATTATTGAAAAAAATATTTCAATAAAACTTGGTAAATCATATATTATTTGGTTTTCACATAATAATTCAACATATCAAATTATCGAAGCAAAAAATAGATCATATTATGTTGATATTATTGTAAAAAACAGAATTAATGAATTACAAACATAATATATTTGTCCAAAACAATTTATTTTGACTCCTTTTTTTAATTTGATTACAGGTTCAAAATACATCTCCACGGTTGAATTTCTAAAACTATATTTGTTAATTCATCATTCGTATAATCATTGTCTTGAAAATCAATTGATGTAATCATACATTGTTCCAAAAACCATTTTTCAACTTCAATGCCAACCGGGTCTAATGCTTTTAATAAAATGTTTTTAGCATATCCTGCTTTATAACCCATACGACCAGTAAGTGATTCAGCATGTAAACGAACCCATTCCATAAGTTGTTGTGATGTTGATGGACCTATCGGGTCAAGAAATGTAATTTGCATTGTATCCCAAACATATCTTCCAGCAACATAATTTTGTTCGTTCATAAACATAATCGGAACTGAATTTATTTTTAATGATGGTCTTTTAAATTTTTGAACTTTCCAAACTTCAATGCCTAATTCATCAGCAAATTCAGCAAAGAATCTATTAACTCTTTTTGGTTCATATTCGAACGGAATCCCACGAATCATTTCCCCTGCCATAATATTTATTATTAAATAATGTTATTCTTTGTAATATATTATCTTTGTAATATATTTTTATATAAATACTGTGTATTATAAAAAATATTAATAAAAAGAAACTAATTGATTATTTTACCATAAATAATAAATCTGGATATAAAACAAAAAAAAGCCACTAAAAATAAATTTAATGGCTTTTTTAAAAATTTTAATTATGCACCAACATCGGCAAATGATGCACCAGTGGGTGTAATTGTAAATGTAATACCAATAAATTCAAGAGCACGTGTTGGTTTTAAGAATAATTCACCATACAATTCGTTTCTATCCATTGATTCTGTACTATTATTACTATCGTCCATTTTTATTCTGAACTCATATAAACCTCTTTCTCTTTTAATACTATCAAGTATTGGAGTTGCTTTTTGTAAGAATTGGTCAATAGTTGTTTGATCGTTCTGGTCAAATACAAGTCTGATTGCAATATTTGCAATAAGTACTTTAATCTGAAGTAATAATCTTCGAACATTGATTCTGTCAAGAGCACTTTCTTTAACCTGAAGTGTTTTTTGTCCGAATATTGCTGTTCCCGCATCTGCAAAATCAGCCATTGGGTTAATTCTTCCAGCATATAACACATCACGAGCATCTTGTGATAATTTATATTTTGATTTTCTTGCATCAGTTACACCACGTTGTAAACCAGCAGGTGCAAACCAAGGAAATTTTGTATTATCAGTAAATGCCATTGCTTTTACAACTTCACCAGTTGGTGGAAGATAAACATTTACATTATTCTGTGTATCTCTTATTTGAATCCAAGGAAAATATGTGCAAGAATAGCTGCTATCAATATCTGCTGTGTCAAGTAAATCAACAACATCCTCTGCATTAATAACATCAGTTTTTGCTTCACCAACAACCTGTGGCATTCCGATATCTGGAGAATCAATAATATATAATGTATCGGTTCTTTCTGTTTCAATCATTTCAATAGTATCTTGAATTAAAATATTTTGGTCGCTCCAATTAATACCCGGAGTTGCAAAAAGATTAATTGTTATTTCTTCAGGATTTGCAAATGTATTAATTGCAGTTTCCCATGCTTGGAAATCATTTAATGGTGTAACATTAGGGGCAACACCGTCATAAATTCCGCCTTGACGATATGAATCACCATATGAACGTACAATTCTATGAACATCCCATCCATCAAAACCACCTGCAGGAACTAATGTGAACTTTCTTGAATTTAATTCATAATATGAATTTGTTGGGTCAGCAATATCACTAACTGTTTGGAATCGACTCTCACCAACTTCAAATTGAAATCCATTATATGTTCCAGTTGCACCAGAATCCATATGAAATCCTTTTGTATTAACAAAACCACCATACCCAATAAAATTAAAGAAGTTTTGATTAACGCCACTTCCAAGTAAGGTACTGTCAGCACTATTATATCCCTTTTCAGAAATACCCAAATATACTTTTCTAATTTTTTCTGTTGATGTATAACTTGTTTTATAGAAAATTTTTGGTGCAACACCAGTAAATCCACTATACTGATTAAATAAATATCCTTCAAAACCTGCAGGAAATACATCTGGTGCAAGTTCGGGCGCAAGTTCAATCATTATATATTTGCTTTGAAGATCATATTCACCATTAGTTGTGCCAATACGTTGTGCAATATAACCAGTTGTGCCTTTTATCATATTACATCTTGAGAAAGTTTCTAATACTTTTACATTGTTATCAGTATCATTAAAATCACGAACCACAACATCAAATTCTAATGATTCTGGATTAATATTAGCAATACTGATTTTAATTTCTTGATTTGCAGCATCACCATCAGAAATACTGATAAATTTAAACAATTTATCTACAGTACTACCTTTTATTTGTGATACAACCCAAGGTGTTTCGGGTGTTCTAAATGCAACACCACCTGCTGCTGGTCTATAATCGGTGAATACATTGGTATTACAATTAAGCAATGTTGAATTAATACCATAACCAATACCATCAGCATCTAATTTTTTAATTAAATCTGGATAAACTGCCTGAACCCATATTTTATTGCTCTTATCTTTTGGTTCAAAACCAATTACATTTGGTAAGAAATTACTTGAATTTGGATTTAATGATGCGGTATATGTTTCTACTGATGTACCAGATAATGCAACCAATTTAAATTGTCCAAATAAATCACCACTACCAATAACCGTTGTATTTGCTGAAACAGGTAATGTGAGATTAGTTGTCCAGAATTCTGTATCAGGTGCTGCATTTACAATATCAGATACAGTTGCTCTGCTTCTAACAACAGCAAGCACCATATTTTCATATTCAGTAAGTGAAGTACCCGTTAATACAGTTACAAGATCAGTAACAGTACCGCCAGTAAGAGTTATTGTTGTTGCAGTAAATTCATGTAAATAACCTTCAAAATCAGTAGTATTTATTTTAGTATATCCACTAAATGCACTACCAGTATCACCAGTAATATATAGTGCAACACCTAAATACATACCATTAGTAAATGACACACCAGTATATATACTTGATGTTGATCTACCAGTTGTTGCTGGGTCAACACCAGCACTTAATGTAAGTGCCCATGCTGTTCCTGCTTCATATCCCGATAAACCCAATACTCTGGTCACCCATAATTGATTTGTTTCGTCTAAATATGCATTTCCAACATAAGGTAATTGATATTGAAGTAAACCACTTGAAAATCTTTTTGCACTTTGTGCACCAAATCTTTGTGCAAATTGTGTTTTATCCTGAACAAAAACAGGTTCAAATGCAGGACCTTTTAATGTTTCACCAACCAATCCTAAAGTTGTTATACCCACATTACGTGTTACAAAAGTTAAATCACGTTCTTTAAATTTCGCCCCCGGAGAGGTAAATACAAATTCTGCCATTTTAATTAATTATTAATGTTTTTATTTATTATTTTCTGCTATTAGCTTTCGCCACATTTTTTTAATAAATACTAAAAAATAATGCAAAAGGTATTTCTTTTTAATTATTATCATACTGTATTTCTTGTTCATAAATTCAAATTTTTATCTTTTTTATTTTTTTTATCTCAGATTTTTAAGATTTTTTAATTTTTTACTTTAAATTCTCTCAAATTTTTATAAAAAAATATTTTACTTTTTTTGAAAATATTTTTTTATTGATAAGGAATTCTTAATATTAGTATTTATGAAAAAGATATTTTTTATGAACAATTCACAACGAATTCGATTAGATGTTAATGCATTAAATGAAGATAAACATATAAAAGTTCAACTTGAACAAAATGTTAATACTCTTGAATTTTTATCAATGAGTATTGATATAAAAGATGTGTATCAGGATTTTAATGCAGATTATGGTGTTTTGGTTGGAAGAGTTATTGCTAATGGTGGTATTGGTATTCCAAATGCCAAAATAAGCATATTTATACCACTTACAGACGAAGATACTGAAAACAGTGAAATATATAGCATTTATCCATATAAAACGCTAAGAGACAAGAATAATGAGGGAAAAAGATATAATTTATTACCACGAGTCGGAAAAAAAGACTTAATGACAGGAATTATTTCACCAAAACAACCATTTGGTTCATTTCCAATTAAAGAAGAAATTGTAACAAATGAACCATTTTTAAATGTCTATAAAAAATATTATAAATATACGGCATTAACCAATAATGCAGGTGATTATATGATTTTTGGTGTGCCAATTGGAACACAAACAGTTCATTTAAGTGTTGATATTACCGATATTGGTAAATATAGTATGACACCAGCAGCAATGGTTACAAATCTTGGATATTCTCCAAATTTATTTACCGATAATAACACAAAAATAAAGCCAAGTAATGATTTGAATGATTTACCACATATTGAAACACAAGAAATTAGTGTTGATATTATGCCATTCTGGGGAGATACCGAAAATTTCACAATTGGTATAACACGTCAGGATTTTAGAATTAGGTCTGTTCTCACCAACACATTTGTGCTTTTTGGAAGCGTGTTTACTGATGGTAACAATACCATGTGGAGTGCTGAGTATACAACTGAAGAGAGAATCAGCGAGTATTTCAGAGCCAGCCATCCATCACAGACATTGCATGGGGTCTACAATAAACGGATTGGAATAGTTACAGAAAAAATTTATTATTATCCAGCAAATATTAGTGATACTGAAATCGATACGGGTCAGGCTAAAAATGATGGTAGTGATATGAAACTTCTGGATAAAAGCGAGTATTCTGTATATAAACGTGATGGTGATTTCGTGGTTATTGTTAGTTGTAATAGAAATAAAATCATTACCAATGAATTGGGAAACCCCGTACCTGTGGATAATAATAGTGTTGAGGGAATATTTACAAAATTCAGGGGATTTATAACATTAGAACTCAGTAAAGAAATTGTTTCATTAGATTTTAGCACAAATGTAGGTCAGAATGTTGATATTGTACCACTAAGATATAAACTAAAATTTCCACAATACGCCAATCAAAATCAGGGATTTGAGCCACCTGATGAATCAAGTGGTGTTGACTCCACCAGAACCAATAATTGGAGAAAACAACATAAGGTTTTTGAAGGTGGAAAATATTATAGTGTTGCTAAGTTTCACGGAATTACTTTCAATAATTGGGGAGGTAATGATAACCAGCAAACTGATAGTAATGGATTTTTTATAAAGGACACACATAATAATCTCACTTGTGATGATCGTAATAATAATGTTGGTATTTTAGTAACAGAAACTGATGGGATTTATCCCAATGGCAATTATCAGTTTCCAAGTAATGGTGTAACAACAGGTTCGTTAAATGCGTTTGGTGCTGCATGGTTAAATCTAACAGTTCATCTTCCACAAGTGGGAAAGTCAATAGATGGTTGGGAAAAAATGGATTATGTAAGAACGAATGACAACTTCAGTCATCAAAAAAGAGAAAATGATAACAGATATAATTATTTAAACGGTTATTATGTGGGGGATAATCAACAAATAATTGCTGCACAGCAATTTAATACAAAATGGTTTGCTCGTTCTGATGTACATTGGACTGATATTATTGAAGTTCCAGTCACAGATATAATTGCAATGAAAGCTCTTGATACAAAAGGATTCACAAACTCAAATATACCAACAGTAACAGGTATTGAATATCGTAATGGTGACTATAAACCTTCAAATTGGACAGTAACTGTAGCAGCACCATTAAATGGTCAGAAGAAGAATGGTATTCCTACTGCTAATAGTGATGCAACTAAATATTTTTACAAGGGATGGGGTCCGTCCGATTGTATTAAATATTTGGAAGAACTCGGAATAATATAAAAAAAAACCCTCTCGATTTGAGAGGGTTAGTTTTATTTTTGTAGAGTATAAACCCCATTATCAGGCAGGTAAACACCCCCCATGTTTGCATCAGTTAATTTCAATACGAGTATTTTATTTGCCCTGTCAAAACTCTCCACATCAAACTTACACACAAAAATTCCACCATTCTTCAATACAAGTTTCCCAGCATTCCTATCATAATCCACCGTATTACCATATGTTTCTAATGATGTACACTCACTATCCAATGTCCATTCAGAACCAATATTGAGTGATATGAGCATTAAATCACCAGCCAAGACATCACCATTGGTGGAAACTGAAAGTTCGGAACACTCATAATACGTTTTATCGTAATCATATTGTGTGGAAATCCATATACCCTGTAGTTCATCAAGAGTAATTGCTCCATCAGTAACAATAGGGTCATCATCTTTTTCACAATTGGTGCTTATAAGAACCATTGCAAACATTAGTGCGAATAAATAAATTACTTTTTTCATTTTTTCTATTTTTTAGTTAAACATATCTTATTATACGAATTAAATTTAAAAATGTTACAAAAAACATAAAATATTTTTAAGGTATTTATAGTAAACAACAAAAAGTGGAAATATTACTCAATAGTCTTAAAAATATTAATTCTGTTAATACTGATATGTTTGAAAAAGTTGAATTACTTAATGAACCAGCATTAATTAATGAGTATGATATTCGTAATGTGCTTAGTGTCACCGAAATATTTGATGCAGAAAGAGAAGCAAATGAAATTTATAGAATTTATGGTAAAATTGAATATATATCATTATTAAATGGATTAAAATCACAATATATTCAATTTGAAGACTTTTTTTCACCACAAACAACAGGAAATTATAAAAACATATTAAATTCTTTTGATTTTTATTTAGTTAAGGCAGGAACAGGATATACACAAATTATTAGTGGTGGTAGTACCATATTATGGACAAGATATTTTGAAGTAATTGCAACTCCAAGTGAATTTGATATCTATCCTATTGGATTTTCAAACAATGTTTATGGAGAACAAGCATATGGATTTAATTTTAATATTGATATTAATGTTGCAAATTTTCTTGATAATTTTAGATTTCCAGCAACTGAATTATTTTTATATGCACAATATAAACCAACAACAATTCCAAATCCGATTGAAATACTTTCTGGCACAATATGGTCACCAACAGGAAATGATACCCAATTTCCATTTGAACCAATATATTTAAATATAGGTGATTATGTTAAATCATTTTTTGATGTAAAAATTGGTGATTTAATTGAATATTCTAAATCAAATTTTTTACAAATACAACACACACCACAAACATTTCGCATACAAACACCATATAATGAAGGTCGTTTGATATGGAAATATAATCCATTTATTCCATTTAGACTTAGATATTTCGCAAATGAATTAAATAAAGAAAATATTAGTGGTACATCATACGAACAAACATCTTCAATACCATATTATGCAACAGAATATCCCCTTGGTACTGGAAACTATGTTTGGAGAAACATTTTATCACAGGGATATATTGACCCATTAACTGGTATTGGTGTTGATTATCCGTTTATTAATAAAAGAAGATATTTATTTTCAAATATAGTTTTTGATGTAATTCCAGATTTAAATGATAATCAAACACTTGAAGCATTTAAAGAAATATGGTTTAGTCGATATTCAACAAAAATAAATGTTACGCCAATGGGTGATATTAATAACATAGGAAAACCATGTCAATAATTAAAGAAAGGGTAAGATTTAATAGCAATTTAATTGGAATTAGTGGTAATACAAATATTATTACTGGTAATACAATAAATTTCAAATTTTCTTTGGGATTAAAAGATAATTTTATTGGATATCAGCAAGAAATTGATAGTTTAACATCATTTACTACAATTGATTTGGTAAATCCTGTTGTTGATGAAGAAAAAAGAAAATTTAAATTAAATCCATTACCTGATTCAACAATAACACTTCAATTTAAATTTTATAGCGGAACATCATCTCCCCCATATCAAACTTCATTTAAAAATGCGGGTTTTACTGATAATGAAATTAATCAAAATAATTTTAATTTACTTAATAGTTTTTTTATTTTGGATTTTTATAATACATATGATATTAATACACAAATAAAAATATTTACAACATATTTAACGAAAAAAGGAGCAACACCCATATATTCAATTAATGCAAATATTAATAATCAATTATATTATTGGTATGTTCCAATATCAT